ACTAACCTTATTAATAATGGTCTAGCTGAATCAGTAGCAAATGAAACAACTAAAAAAGTTGTAACTGAAATGGAAACTAAAGTAGAAAAAAAATCAAAAAGCATACTTAAAAAAGTTTTCGGTAAAAAAAAATAAGGATTAAATAATGAGTGGATTAAAAATAGATACAGCTTGGGCAACGAATGTAGTTAGCATTGCTGACTTTAAATTGTTTGCAAGAATTGATAGTTCTGATACTTCAGAAAACGCACTCATTGAATCTCTTGTATTTTTAGCACAAGACATGGCAGAAGCCTATACAGGTAGAGCAATCACACAACAAGATTTAACTTTGTTTTTAGATAGATTACCTTTCTATTCAGATGAAAGATTACCAGAGGGTGTATATACTGCACCTGACTTACAAGCTAATCAAAATTATATAGTACTGCCTAAACCTAATTTGATTTCAGTAACTCATGTTAAGTATTATAATAATGAAGATACAGCAGCAACATTTGCTACAAGTAATTATTATGTTGATACTACAAGTCAACAAGGTAGAGTAGTTTTAAAGAATGGATCAAGTTGGCCGACTGCTTCTGAATTAAGAAATGCTAATGCTTATGAAATAAAATTTAGAGCAGGTTATGGTAATGCAGCAAGTGATGTACCAAAACCTTTAGCACAAGCAATTAAAATGTTAGCTTTACATCTTTATGAAAATAGAGAAATAGCTACAAGTATGAATGTTAATCTTATACCTAATACAGTAGCAATGTTATTTGCACCATATAAAGTTTTAAGATTAAATAACTTTTTAGGAATATAATATGTCAGTATCTAGAGTAGGTAAAACTAAAAATTTAATTACTTTGCAAAATGCTGATTTAAGCACAGACAACATGGGTGGTTATACTACTGCTAGAAGCACTTATGTTACAGCTTATGCAAAGATGACACCTAAAGGTGGAAAAGAAATATTTACTGATAAGACAGGGCGACAAATAGAAAACCCACATACATACGAGTTTCTTATAAGACATAATGGTACTAAAAATGCTATTAATACAAAGATGAGAATATTATTTGGTACAAGAACCTTTAATATAATTAAGATTAATGATATGAATGATGATAATAATTATATTACTTTAGAAGCTATTGAAGATGTGGCGAACTAATGCAAATTAATCTTAAAGTTACTAATTTAAAAAAAGTATTAAAACAATTAGACAGATTACAAAAAGATATGGAAGTACCTTTTCAAGAAATAGTAAAAGGTGGTGGACAGTTTATAAGAGGCGAAGCAATTAAAAGTATTCAGACAGGTGCAAAGTCAGGAGTTATTTATCAAAAATATAATCCTCGTAGAGAGCATAGAGCATCTGCTCCAGGACAAGCACCAGCAAGTGATACAGGAAATTTAGTAAGTAAAATAATTGTTAGACAAAAAACTAAAAATATTACGAATGTAGAAAGTAATGCAGACTATTCAGCTTTTTTAGAATATGGTACTAGTAAAATGGAACCAAGACCATTTATGCTACCAGCTTTTGAAAAAAGTAAAAAACCAATTATTAATGCAGTATTTAAAAGAGTTAAAAATAAAATTGAGGAATATACAAAATGACAGATTTTTCAGTTACTTTACAAACAACAGTATATAATGCTTTGTTAGCAAGTACTCCTTTGACCACTGCTTTAGGTGGAAACAATATTTACGATTTTGTTCCAGAGGGAACAGCATTCCCATATGTCAAAGTAGGCGATCAGACTATGGTAGATGATGGAACCAAAGACAAAAAGGGAAGTGATTTTACCCTTATTATTCATACTTTTTCAAGATATAGAGGAAGTAAGGAAATAAAAGAAATTATGTCATTAGTCTATGATGTATTACACGAATCAAGTTTATCAGTATCAGGTGCATTTAATAATATGAGATTTGAGTTCTCTGATATAATAAAAGAAAATGATGGCTTAACAACACATGGAGTACAAAGATTTAGAGTTTTTGTATTGACAAATTAAAAAATGATTAATAAAAAAATAAACAAGGAGAAATAACATGGCGGCACAAAAAGGTAGCAATTTTTTATTAAAAGAAAATAGCACAGGAACACCAGCAACAGTTGGTGGTATGAGAAGTACAAGTATGAGTATTAATGGAGAAATGGTAGATATTACGACTAAAGATTCAAATGCTTTTGTTACAAGTGGTAATGATAAAGCAAGAGATATTTTACAAGGTGGTGGTATTAGAAGTATGTCAATATCAGCAAGTGGAGTTTTCACTGATTCATCAACAGAAAACCTTGTAAGAGGATTTGCGTTTGATGGAGCAATACAAAACTATGACTTGATGTTTGCAGATGGTTCTAAAGTAGCAGGTGCTTTTTTAATCACAAGTTACGAAAGAGCAGGAGAGTATAATGGAGAAGAAACTTATTCACTTACTCTTGAATCTCACAACACAATAACATATACTAACGCATAATAAAGGTTGAACAAATATGGATCACACAGATGGTTTTAAAATGGTAGAAATAAAATTTCAAGGAGAATCCTATAACGCTTTTTACAAGGTTACTAGAAAGGGAGTAATAATCGTTGAAACAAGAAAAGATATTCCTATCAAACCTTATGATCACATAATAATCGGTGTAGATGAAGTTGTAGTGCAAAAGGTTTCAGTTTTTGAAAATAGATATGAAATTACTTGTGAAGCAGTAGCTTCAAGTGATATAGTTAAAGCTAATAAAACTTTAAAGAAACTTAAAAAAACACAAACAACTGAAAAGGATACCGATGGCGAATCAGTATAAAGGCGAAATCACAGGTAAGTTGGGAGATAAAGAAAGAACTTTCCGACTTACCTTTGATAGTATAGTTAATATAGAAAGCAGAACTGGTAAATCAATTTTAGACATTACAAATAGTTTAGGTCTTAATAATTATTCATTAAAAGATGTAGTGATTGTTATGCACGAAGCCTTACAAGGTGCTGGTGGTAAATTTACTCAACCAGCAGTTGGCGATATGGTAATGCAAACTGGTTTAATGAAAGTAGCAGTATTATGTGCTCAAATATTAACAACAATATTTACAGGCGATAAATCAGAAGAAGATTCCCCTTTAGTACAGGGGGAGAACGAGCAACAAAATACCCAATCCAGCAATACCTAGAAATAGGTCTTGGTGTATTAAGATTCTCCCCTAAAGTTTTTTGGGATTTATCAATAACAGAATTTATGTCAGCTTTGAATGGTTATCATTTAAAGAATGGCAAAACTAATTCAGAACCAACACAAAGAAAAGAAATGGAAGAACTAATGCGACAGTTCCCAGATTAATATTATGGCATCAAATTTAGCAACAATCAGAGTAGAACTTATAGCAAACGCACAGAAGTTTAAAACTTCTTTAGAAAAAGCATCTACAAGTTTAAAAAAAGTAGATAAATCTGCTCTTAAGACTGGTAAAGGTGCATCTAATTTACAAGCTAAAATGAGAGATGTCGCAGGTTCTATTGCGGCAGTTCAAGGTCCACTTGGTCCAGTAGCTGGTCGTTTAAATGCTATCGGTGCAATAATGGGTAGAGTTAGTCTAAAAGGACTGGCTATGACAGGTGCATTTGTTGCTGTTGGATTTGCACTTACCAAATTAATTAGAAATGTTACTGCTGTTCAAACGCAGATGCTTAAATTAGAGGGTATCTTAAAAGCAACAGGTAATGCGGCAGGATTAAGTTTAAGTGAAATAGAAAATTTATCTACTGAAATAGGTGTTGCAACTTTGGCATCTACTTCAAAAGTTAGAGATGCGGCAGGTATAATGCTTACCTTTAAATCTATAACTGGAGAAACTTTTAAAGACGCATTAAGATTAGCACAAGATTTAGCAGAAGTAGGTTTTGGAGATTTAAAAATGGGTGCTACTCAATTAGGTAAAGCACTTGAAGATCCAATCCTTGGTTTAGGTGCATTAAGAAGAGTAGGTGTTTCTTTTACAGATGCACAAAAAGAAATGATTAAAGTGCTTACTATGACAGGTAGGAAAGCAGAAGCACAAAGAATTATTTTAGACGCATTAGATGAACAAGTAGGTGGTGCTGGTGTTAAAGCCGCAACTGGTTTAGCTGGTGCAGTAGATTCATTAAGAGAAAAACTTGATATATTTTTTGAAAGAAGCAAACTTGGTGTTGCAATAGTTAATGGCTTAACAGCATCAATTAACTTTTTAGCAGATGCCTTTGGAAATGTTGATATAGAAGCTAAAAAATTAACAACATTAAGACAAGTTACTGATGAAATAAAAGCCATAAAAGAAGAAATGGCAACTCTTAATATAGAAGATGAAATAGGTGCTGATTTAAATGAGGGTACATTAACAAAAGACCAAAAAAGATATGCTGAACTACAAAAATTACTTGCTGAACATAAAGCACAATTAGACAATTTAATTGATAAAGAAAATAGAGATGCAAATAGACGATCTCATATGACTTCTAAAGTTGTCAAAGAAGAACACATGTTGCAGAAAATTAGAGAAGATAATGCTAAAAAACATGAAAGAGATTCAAATAGAGCAATAGAAGATTTAGGTAAAACACAAGCTGAATTAAAAAACTTAAATGATTTAAGAAAAATTGAAGATACTTTAAGAAAAAAAATTGGTAGTAGTGGTGTAGAAGCAGAAAAAGCAATTCGTGAACAAATGGAATTAGCTAAAGCAGATATTGAAGAAAGAAATCGTTTGCTTGATATTCAAGTTCAAAAACAAGAACAATTAAATAAAATTGCAGAAGGTACAGGAAGTATATTTGCAGGTGTTGGAGATAAAATCAATGATGCTATGATGAGAGGAAAA